TAAGACTGCCTTTGCTTGCATAGCTAGCCAAGGTTTCAGCAAGTTTGCCCCAGACAACAATATTGATGAAGTCCGCTTCACGCTCCCCGTTTTGATCCTTGAAACGACGGTTAATAGCAATCGTCGCACGAGCAACTGACTTGTCGTTGTTAGTTTTGTGCAATTCTGGTGTAGACGTCAAGCGTCCAATCATGATTAGTTAGACTAAAATACATTTTGAGCAAATAAAAAACCGTGATTTCTCACGGTTGTTAAAATATCTCATTATCAGCTTTCATCTCAGCAAGCACTGAACTTGTCAAGACTTTTTCAGCAAAATCTCCATCCATGATTTCTTCAGCAGTATAATAATAATCAATGATAGGGCATTTGTCTAGCATTTCGATATAATCGCCACGGACAATATAAATATATTCGTCTGTCAAGCCCTCGTCTATATCTGCTTCTAGTTCTTCGATTAATTCGCTGTAATCATAGCTAAAACGATAATTTCCTTCATCTATCCATTTCTGAACTCTCATAGCGACTTCAAGACTTAATTTGTTAAAGTCTTTCTTGCCATTTCTCAACAATGAGATAGAGCTTTCTTGTATGCCAATTTCTTTTGATAAACGATAGGCAGAAATGGCCTTATTCATCAAGACCATTTCAACTTGTGATGTGTTTATTTTCATTGAGTCACCTCAAATTCTTGGTAATAAGCTTGGCTATCACACCCACGGATTGCGCTCTCAATTTCTTTATCTGTTAAATTTCTTAAAATTTTATCCCATTCAAAATTTTCAAGCTCTACTAGAGCGTCATCTACTGTATCTTCATCATTCAATCGTTCTTCTAATTCTGAAACCTCTTGAGATACATAACCAAGCTCATGGAATAATTGAGAGTCGCTGTCGATATAGTCTCCAATATAGCCCTTATCAACTAACTTTTCTAATAATTCAAAATAGCTTTCAGCTTCTACTGTCTTGTTCCAGCGCCCATCTGTGCTTTTGCCTGTCCATGTAATCATTTTATTTTACCTTGAGTTCTTTTTGAACTCCCTTTCCTTATCTTGATTATAGTATATCACTATGCTTTACGTTCGTCAAGTATTTTGATAAAGAAATTTCAACTTTTTTTATTTTAGAAAGTACTTTCAGACAAACAAAAAAACCGCAAGCTATTGCCTGCGGTTCATAGGTATAATTAATTTGTTCCTTCTATTTGAATTTTTTTATTTAACTGTTGTAGTAATTAAGCCATCAGGCTCAACTGTGAACTCTGGTTTGTCAGCACGAGTCCCGTCCTCATTGACATAGTACCAGCCTTTTTCGGTTTTTACAAATTCCTTGGAAGTCATTTCTCCGCTTGACTCTTTCAAATGGTATATCTTATCTTTATAAGCAACCCAGCCAGTGACCATGGCTCCGCCTTCATCAAAGTAGTACCACTTGTTAGAGATTATCTTCCAACCTGTGGCCATGTGTCCTGAATTATCGAACCAATACCACTTACCATCCTTGTGCTTCTTCCAACGTTCAGCAAGCATGTAGCCTGAATTGTCGAAGTAATACCACACATCATTGATTTTCTCGAATTTTTCTTTAGGGTAAGACCCGTCCTTGTGAACGTACCAATAGCCTGTATCGTTCTTTTTCCAACCAGGCTCGACCACTAGACCGTGCTCGATATCGTGCTTAAATTGCTCACGACTAATGCCCCATTTAGCAAGATATGGATAAGGGTCAACGTGGTCTGAATTATTGTTAGGTTGATGATAGGTGCAGTATTCATGCGACTTGATACCAGCTAAGCTATCAGTGTCAAGTGTTTTAGGAATACCTGCTTCATCTGCTAGATTACGTAGCAATTCAATATACAGACGGTAATCTGTCATGAAGTCTTCTTTAGTCGAATGACTCTCAATTAATTCGACTGCTGCATAACTCTCAGCATTCCAGCCACCACCAACGTCCCAACTTCCGTTATTTACTGGCCCTACTTGCATCACTCGACCATTACCGACTACGTGAGAGAAGAATCCAAGCTCTGGGTCTTTTCTCCAGTGATAGTCCGCTTCATTCTGAGCGGTTGAATTCCGATTGCCCGTTGAGTGAGCGTGGACTTGTCTGTAAGGACGTACACCTACTTGTGGCAATCCAGTTCTTAATCTGCTTTTATCAATATCCATTTTTCTTTTCCTTTCTTATGGTAAGACATTAGGCCACGGCTCACTTGTTAAGTAAGATATAGAGCTGATACGGATGTCACCGATGTCTCGGTCAGTAGGGACAGGGTCAGTGAATTGGAATCTCAACATATTACTGTCTCCTGGCCCACCAAGGTACCATGTGCCATACGGGGTTCCCTTATCGTTATAAATTCCTCCGATTAAACTAGACTCTGACCTAAAACCTTGAGGGACTCCACCCAATCCTAAAATATAGCAATTTCGTTCTCTGTCACTACCTTGTGCCTCGTATCCTACACCACCTCTACGAATGACGCCGAACCAACCCCACGAAAGACCACCAAATTGGTAAGTAACTAAATCATTTCTTCGTCTAACTTTCAAGAATGAGTTTCCGAGTTTAGATTTAATATTTAAAGTTCTCCAACCTGTGTCACCAGTCAAGACTTCCCAGCCTTGATTGTGGTTTCCGGTTCTTTTAATCCACTTCAACGCTCCATTTGTTACTGCGGTATCGACATAAGTAGTACCGACTGGAGCAACGACTTTCCCGTTAGGCATACCAGTCCCGTGGATTTCATACTCGTTGACTTGTCCAGCGGGTGTGTGTGTAGCTGTTTGTGTTGGTAAGTTAACACTACCGCCCCCGTCAGACAAAATAAGCGTGTTTCCGGATAAAGTCAGTCTTTGAGGAATACCCACGCCATCACGACCATTCTCACCTTTAGGACCTGTAAGTCCAATAGGCCCTTGTGGTCCAGCAGGTCCAGTTTGCCCGATTGGCCCTTGTTCCCCACGTTCCCCCTTTTGTCCGTCTTGTCCTCGTTCCCCGGGTAGACCTTGTAAACCTTGAGGTCCGATTGGCCCTTGAAGTCCGTCCGCCCCTCTAGGTCCAGTTTCGCCTGTCGCACCTTGTGGACCACGTTCCCCAGCGTCCCCTTTAGGTCCAATAGGTCCTTGAATACCTTGTAAACCTTGCTGACCGGTTTCACCTCGTGGTCCTTGTTCGCCAGTCAATCCTTGCGGGCCTTGTGGTCCTATCGGTCCACGTTCGCCAGTTTCTCCCTTATCGCCTTTTGGTCCGGGAGTTAGTGAGATATTGCGTAGTTCTTCTTTCGTAGCAAAACTGCTTGTGTCGATTTCCGGTTCCGGCTTAGCTTCTAATAGCGATAGCCGTCGCAAGATTTCCGAGTCGTCAAAAGTTGCACCCTCGACATGAATATTCTTTAGCGCTTCTTCTAGTTCAGCTTTCGTTACAATATCCGTTACAGCGACAATTCGTTTAGTTTCTTTCTCGATAACGGGCAATTCGCTATGTTTATCAATTTCAGATACACGAACCCCAAACGAGAATTTTAGAATGTCTGCCGATTGTACGATTTTTTCAGCGTAAACGAACCCGTCCACGATTTCATCTGTCGTGATTAAAGCTGTATCGAATGGAATAGATACAAGGTTGTTTTCAACCGTTCCCGCTACTTCCAGAAGCCGATTAGTTGTTTTAAATTTGAATAAAACGATAACTTTTTCAGCGTTTAGACCGTTTAACCTTAATTCGATATAAGCGTTGTTCTTGTCATGGCTATAAAATTCTTCTTTAACTCTATTCAGATTATCCCGAACGTCAACGCAAACGCCAGCTTGTCGTTTAATAACTTTCTTCAAAGGTTGCCCCCTTTCAATTTAAATAAAAAGGAAGCCTTACGGCTTCCCTATCTAGTCTTTCTTAGGCTCGTTATATTCAAGCGCTCGCTCGCTGTCTGTCAATCCAGCGGTTGTTGGATCAGTAACCACCCCGAGCAAGACGAGGATATAAACAAACGTATTTACTCCGTCTTGAAAATTCTGTGGAATTTCAAACCCGAATTGTTGCGCCATAAGGAAAACCGCCCCAAAAAGAGCGATTAAAGTGACTTTGTTTTGCAAGCGCAATTTCCAGTTAATTTTGTTCATTTTATTTCTCCTTTACTTCAACTTCTACTTCTACTTTGTCTTTTTGGTCTATATTTACAAGTAATTGCCCGATTTTACGAGCGTTATCTTTCTTCAACTGGTTAATGTAAGGTTTCAAAAATTCAGGGAAAGCAAGACCGATAATTTCCCAATTTTCAATGACTGAAAACAGGTAATTGAAAGAGAAAAACATAGTCCAAGCAATCCCAAAACTGCGAAAACCTAATGAACGAGCGTACATAGCCACAAGCAAGATAACAACGAAAACAATGAAATGACGAATCAATCCCATTGTGCCTACCTTACTATCAAAACGCTTAGTCTTAAATGCCTTGATGTAGCCCGTCGCAATATCAAGTACCATCAACCAAAAGAAAAAGTGAATATACGGACTGTATGATAGATTTTTTAAGTGTTCTGCTAGTTCGTGAAATGCTAAATCTTGCATAAGCCACCTCTTACTGAACAGGTTGTGTATCTAGCTCACTTGACGGCTTGGTAGGTACTTCCCACTTCCAGATACCAATCTTACCGTTCTGGTGCAATTCTTCCAACTGCTCCAATGTTTGCCCTTGATAAGTGAATGGCTCGTTGACTTGTACCATGACACGCTTTCCTTCTTGGAATTTCTCGATATGATTAGGATTTTCAAGCGTGAAAATTTCTTGTGATTGGTAAGTCTTGCCAGTCTGTCCTAAATCAACCAATTCAAGCCCTTTTTTATAAAGCGTAGGATCTAGCGGGTTATCCGTATCAGTAACCCGAGCCAATACAGACCAGTTAGCAATAGCTTTCACTTCTGCAATCTGCGCTTCTTTTTCTGTCAGTTTTTTGTTATAAGTTTGCTCTTGCGTGATTAAGTCTTCTTGTAATTGCTTCACGCCGTCCGCTGGATTGAACTCAGTCGTAACTTGAGCCAATACCGCCTTGATTAAGTCTTCATTTGACTCGTTTGTTCTGTCGCCGATTAAAACACGGTCAAAAGCCGTGTATGGATTTTCTTGGCGAATTGCTACGAATGTACGGTTGGTGTCTTGCAAGTATTTGTTGATAACTGTAAATGTCATATATTATTGTTCCTCTTTTTCTGTTTGTTCTTGTGCTTGTGCTTGTAATTCTTGCACTTGCGCTTGTGCTTCTTCATAAAGCGCCTTGTAATTTGCGCACTCAATCGTCTTGTTAGCAAGTTGAATTGCTAAGTCGTTAATGATTTTATCTGTTGTGTTCATTTTTTACCTTTTTACATATCAATGTTATACAAACTCGGGTAGCCTAAATTTTTTTGACTAAGCCAGTTTTTTATTTGTTGGAAATTGTAATGAATTGCATTAAATTTTTGTACTAAAGATTGGTTTTTGATAACTACATCTTCAAGTCCCCAAATATCTCTTTTTTCAGTATCCATGTGAATACCACCGCCTAGCGAATTAGGCATAAAATCCATATTCCTACCGTAAAACGTTATAGCGGTCTGAACGTTGTTCCCTGAACGTCCGTTCCAAATTTGAATACCGGCTGAAGTATGCTCTATACCTGTTACATTGTTCCGATTGCTCATTAATTGTGTATATGCACAAGGAATACCATTAATTGCTCCTTGTCCAAAAACAAGGAATTGCATAGGCTTTCCGTCAAACTGATTTTTAATTCCCACGGATTCTTTGTTCATTTCAAGCCATCCAGTTTGTAAATTAAAATCAGTAACTCCATTCAAGGATGATAACTTTCCGCCTTTTATGATGTTCGCCGTTAAACCATCTGCGACAATGTTTTTAGCAGAAATATTGATAATTCTAGCTTGACTTGCGTCAATCTCTCCGATATGTGCCGTGCCTATCTGAGCGTTACCGATCATAGCTTTCTTAATAGTACCGTCTGCAATGTACGTAGTCTCAGGTGTGACTACTAACTTATTTTTACCAACTTGCAAACTAGCCCCACCCGTCGCTAAATTCAAGGCGCTTAGGACGTCGCCGTTACTGTTAAGGGTTTTGACTGCAAAGCTATCTTTTAAGATTGACATCGTTGTTCTTGTGTATTCGCTGTTGTAATCGGTACTATCCACAAAACTCTCAGGGATTGAGCGTCTATCAATAATCATAGGCTTGTGGATGACAATGTTGCCCGGACTATCAAGGATAATTCTAAGAGCATACTCGTGTAACTCGCCAGTTCTTGGTATATCCAAGTAACCTGTGAATGTCTGATTGCCCGTTCTATTGAGCCATACTGGTAAGTTAATATACATATCTGCCCTTACCGTATTATCTATTAATTGCAATAGAACCCTGCCATTTCTTGGAACTTTGTCAACTGCAATTTCAATACGATAACCAAGACTGTCCCCTTGTTTCACAAATTTCTTAGTCAATGGGAGCATAAACCCTAACCATCCAGACATAGAGTCTGTATAGTTAATTCTAATTCCGTCATGGTCACCCCACCTGACACGTTCTAAATGCTTATCTGTATTAACTGATGAGATATACTTAAGGATTTTTGTTGGAGCATAAACTAGATTAGTTAGATTGCTAAATCTCTTGCCTACCTCGACCTCAAACAATTCTGAGGTTAAGGCCATTCTTGCTATGTTTGTGCTAACGTTTGAGTCGTTTGTACCTAAAATACGCTCGTAGAGTTGGCTAGTTTCTCGAACACGTTGGAAGTCCACTTCATTGACCTTACCAGCGACTTGACTTGTAATATCTGCAATACGTCCGTCTATACCTTGCTTGTATTCTGCTAGCTTGGTTTCGTTTTCTCTTGTGAGTGCTTCAAAACGTTGTTTCGTACCCTCGACATTTTCAACAAAAGTGCTTTTAGCGACAAAATCTTGTGATAAAGTTTCACGAATAACGCTCGTTTGCTTGGCCGTTTCTTCCCTAGCATATCGCTTCAATTCTTCTTGACGTTGACCGTCCTTATCAATGAATGATGTTATTTCTCCAATTTTAGTCTTTATGCCGTCTGTCGTTTGAGTGATCTCAAGCATTTTAGAGCCATACTCATTTTTAAAATTCGCAACGTCTTGACTTAATTGCGTTTGCGCTCTTTCTGCTGTTGATTTAAACGTGTTTAAATTTCTGACGTTATCGTCTGCGATTTTTTTAGCTTCTTTTGCTAAATCTTCACTTGCACCAGCTTTTTTAAAAGCTTCTTCGGTTCTGCGTTTAACTTCTTCAAGCGCTGAATTATCAAGATTTCCAAACCGTCGTTCGATTTCATCAATAATCTCTTGCTTGCTATTGCTCCTAATGATTTCTTCCCAAACTTCACCCGTCCAGCGTAACAAGATTGTTTGCCCTTCGTGTTCAGGATCAGGCTTGAACCATATATCATTGACTATAACTTTCCCAATATATTTCTTTGTAGGGTCGTCCTTACCGTACCAGTTATTGTTGAAACCTTCCGGACTTGGCAAAAATTCAGGAAGTTTAGAGATGATATTATTAAAGCCACTTGAAACAAGTTCATCCACTTTCTGACTAGCGATATTTTGGATTTTAGCTTCATTGCTTTCTGAAATCCTATCGCCCAATTTTATGTCGCTTGACTCATTGTTTAAGCGGTTAAACGTAATTTCAAAAATACGGGTATCATAATCTAGCTTTTTATCATGTCGTACAACACGGATTGTATCGCCAATTTTAGCGCCTTTTAGATAAACCGTTGAAGTTTTTAACGTCAACTGTGGTCTTGATGCGTTCACAAGTTCATCATAAGTACGCTTAATCAATACGTTCTTATCTTCTTCATCTTCAAAGACTGCAAAACCTACTTTAGCACGCATTGAACCGTCTGCATTCTTGATACCGTAGCGTTTAGTCATTTCAGGAAGTTCAACATATTTTTGGCCTTTTGGCTTATCTACGGGAGCGCCTTTTGCTTTCTCCCAAACTACATCCTCAAATGTAATTCTGCGCCCATAACTGCCAGTAGCATTTTCTTCACTTGGTGCGCTGAGTTCTTCGCCTTTTCCTCGTCCAATTAAAGCAGTAAATAGATTAGTGCGTTCAACTTCTTGCAAGATTTGTAGTGCATTATGTCCGTAAACTACACGCTTGCCAGTCGCTTCACCGATTTTCTCTTTAAAATCAATATAGCGTGCGCCTATTTTATTGCCGTTCACTTCAACAAAGAACTGCATTTCTAAATTCCATACTTGACAAACCTTTTTCAAGGCTTCAAATGTTGAAATGTAATAAAAATTTGTTGATCGTTGGCTTGTTTCACTAACAAAACGTGCTTGCCAGTTCGTACCAGCAAGCAGTTCGTTAATAATAGGTCTAGCAAATGTATTATGTGGACGTTTATCTAAAACAACAGATTTTCTTAATTCTTCGATACCTGATTGAACGCCAATTAGAGTAGTAAGATTTTCAGAAAACTTTTGTGCGATATAGAAATAATGGAAAGTATGTGCATCTTCGATTGATTGAATAGCCATATACTCGACTGCATCAAATTCTTTCTTGCTCAGTTCTTTCATCTCAACCGTGAGCCTGTCAGATACATATTTCTCAGTTGTCAAAGCGAACTTTTGGAGAGCAGTCTTGATAGCTTCTTTTTTGACGATTTTTATTAGTTTCTCGTCTTTATCAAATAAATATATCATAGTCTTTCATCTCTCCAAACTACTTCTTTAACTGTCGCATTCGTAGCTGTGATTGTATCAAACTGTCTAACTTTGAAATTCTCTAAATCACTAAATAAATCAAGTTCACTTAAAATGCTACGGTTCTTGTAAGTTGCTTTCACTTCATCTTGTTTAAACTCAACAACAATGTCTTTATTAGCTTCATAAGTACCAGTAAATGATATTGTCTGTCTGCCATTTGTGACTTTAACTGTGTCAGTCGCTTTAGTAGTTGTAACCGTGATAGAAACAGGTGTTACTTCAAATCCGCTACTTATTGAGATTTTACCCGTTGATGTTTGCTCTCTTGTCTTTTTGAAACCGTCAGGAACTAACAAAGAAAAACGACTAACAACCGTTAGTGCGTTTTCTTCGATAGAATCTGCGCCATTAAAAATAGCGTAGTAATAATAATCAGGTTCATCTTTAAATGATACTTCAAGCATACCTGAACTTACTTGGTTTATGCGCAAAAATTTATTTAAAGAAAAAAATTTCTCTCTTAATTCAGCGCTTGAGTCAGCCGTTAGCTGATACTTGATTTCTAAAATCCGTTCAGGCTCTGAAATATCTTCAACCCAAACGCCACGCCTTCCAGAGATAGAAGTAGTTTTGACTGATTGACCTACTAGACCTCTACCGCTAACCGTTAATTGTCTATATCCGTCAACTACTACATTTAAAGTAACGCCGTTTATTGTCATGTTATCGCTTGGCTCGAAAGCCACGTTTTCGTTATGTTTTTCTAATTTTGAATATCCATACATAGCTTTCTCCTTTCTAGTAATTAGTAGCCAAAGTCAATTCCATTTCTTGAGCGCTTGTAATGTCTTCAGTAAATGCTCTATAAGTCGTGTTGCCCATTTTCAGTACAATATCAGCGGATTGTTGTCCGACTGTGATTGTGCCACCGTTAAAGTCAACAGATGTATTATATCCTGACAAGCGCCCTAGTTCGCCATCTACTGCGCCTAGTTCACTTTGCAAGTTACCTGCTAAGTCTTTACCAGTAAAGGCATCTATCGCCCCTTGTGCCATGTTTCCAACTGATTTTACAACTGCGCCAGCTTTACTGTTTACACCGATTACAAAACCTTCATCTGTGTAAATACCAAACTGTCTAAATACCCGTGAAGGTGAATGAATACCAAGTAAACGTTTAGCACCATTAATAGCGCCACTTACTGCGCTTGTGACTGAGTTAATCAAAGCCCCAGCGGCATTTCTAACACCGTTCACAAATCCCATGATCAGATTGTGACCTACGTTTACGGCTTGACCGATAAAGTTTCTTGCAGATGCTACTGCGTTATCAAATCCGCTTCTTACCGCTGATACAATACGAGGGCCAGCGTTTGTTACTGTGCTGACTAGATTGTTCCAACCGTTCGTTACTGTGTTTTTAATATTTTCAACCGCTGTTGAAATACTAGATTTGATATTTTCCCAAGCTGTTGAAATACCTGATTTGATATTTTCTAGCGTTTGATTTAAAAATGAAACAATATTATTCCATATATTCTGAACTGTTGTTTTTGTCGTTTCAAGTGCCGTTGAAATAGCTGATTTGATACTTTCCCAAGCGTTAGAAACTGCTGATTTGATACTTTCCCAAATTCCTGATAAGAAAGTTGAAATAGTGTTCCAAATTTCGTTCGTTTTTGCGCTGATAATGTCCCAAGCATTTGAAATAGCTTGTTTTATTAAGTCAAAATTGCCAGTAACTAATCCATAAATAACTAATAATACTGTAGCAAATATAACTTTAATAATTTCCCAAGCGTTCGCAAATATAGACTTGATTGCTTCAAATGTAGTTTGAATATACGTCCAAATAGTCGTTAATGTTGTATAGATCGTTTCATAAATAGATGTCCAAATTGGGCCAATAAAAGCTGTTATTGTATTCCATACATTTTCCCAAGTTGATTGGATACCAGTCATTGAAGTTTGGAAGAAAGTAGTTACTGCTTCAATACCTGTCTGAACTGCCAATTTAATACCTTCCCAAATTGGCGCTAAAAATGTAATAAGAGCGTTCCAACCAGTTTCCCAAACTGTTTTCAAAAACTCAAAGATACCACTAAAGATTTGAACGATACCGTCCAAGTATTGTTTGATGATATTCTTGATATTTTCCCAAAGTCTACTTGCTGTTTCTTTGATCGTTTCCCAAGCACCTGACCAGTCGCCATCAATGATCTGCATAACTGCCTTGATAATGCCTAAGATAAAATCAAGTCCAGCACCTATTGTGGATTTTATCAACCCCCAAACAACTGAAATTGTTGTGCCAATAGCATTCCAAGCCGTTTCAATCATAGGTGCTAAGAAATTAGTTACTGTTTCAACTACTGTTTTGATAGCATTCCAAACTTTAGAAGCTACACGCTCAATCAATTCATGGTTTTCAGACCACCAAGAAACAAGCGTTCCCCAAACATCTTGAACAAAACTAACCGCTTCTTGAATAGCACTTGTAATTGCAGTTTTAACTGCTTCAAATGCTGAATTAACCTTGTTTCTAAACTCTTCACTTGTGTTATATACACCGACTAAAATAGCAATTAAACTTGCTATCACTGCGATAACAACAAGAACTGGTGCGCCGATTGCTCCAAAAGCACTTGCGATAGTACCTAAAATACCGCTACCACCTTGCAATGCTGAAAATAGAGCTGAAAATTTAGAAACTGTGCCAGATATTAAAGTGATAGAACTTATAAGCTTAGCGACAAAGGAAAGAACTCCACCTATTGCAATTAAAGCAGGGCCAGCCGATACTGCGATCAATCCTAGCCATTTCTGCCACGGCTCAAGTGGTAAGTTATCCCATATTGTCAAAAGGACACGTACAACGTTATCTTTAAACGTCAATACCGTTTCTTTTAGATTTTCAAACAAGCCGTATATATCAGCTTCGCCATGTCCTAAACCAGCTACTAAGTTTTCAAATGATGCTTTCATTGCTTGGAAAGAACCAGCAACCGTTTCGCTCGCTTCTTTAGCAGTCGTTCCAGTGATTCCTAAGCGATCTTGCGTAATTCCGATAGCTTCAATAAGCGTATGGAATGGAATATCTTTAACGTTTTGCGCTGTTGCTTCAAATTCTCCGTTCAAAACGCCTGACTCATTGACAAGCCGAGCCATTTCGCCAGCAGTACCACCATAACCAAGTTTAAGGTTATCTAACATAGTATAATTATCTTTTGCAAAACCTTGATAAGCGTTTTGAATGTCAGACATGTTAGTACCCATTTTGTTGGCGTTATCTGCCATTTGAACAAGTGCTTTGTCAGCATATTGGGCGGCCTTTTCAGTATCTCCGCCTAAACCTTGTAGCAATGTAGCAGAAAATGAAGTCACTTGTTGCATATACTGATTTGCTGATACCCCAGCCGTTTTAAACGCATTGTTGGCATTGGAAAGAACGCTTGCGCCTTTTGCTTCCATTGTGTCATACATTGCTTGCGCTTCTTTTGCTGTGATGTTGTATTTTTTAGCAAGTCCGATAGCGCTTGTACCATTATCTTTAAACAGTGTTTCAACACCACCAAGACTTTGTTCAAGGTCAGCAAATGATTTGACGATACCAGTAACGCCAGCAACTACTGGTGCTGTCAAAGTTGCAGTCATGCCAGCACCTAATTTCATAGAAGCCGTTCCGACTGCTGAAAGACTGTTACTTATCTTTTCTAAACTTGAGCCAGTCTGATTTTTCATACTTTGAAACGCCATTTGCGCTTCTTTCATCCCTCTAGCAAAATCAGAAACATTGGCTTTTAGTATGGCGGTAACATCAAAATTTGTTCCCATTAGTTACCCCCTTTCTCTCATAGATTGATTGAGCCTTCTATTTCTATCAGCAAGGCTCATTTTCTTTTGTTTGACTTGTCCGACATCATCTTTTCTAAAAATCTTGTCAAACTCGTCTTTATGATTGTAAAAATCGTCAAACGTTTTAAAAGCTGACCTTGCGCTTTTGCCTTTACCTTTAGTTGCTTGAACTGTCTGATTGAACCATGCTTGAATTGCTGAATTGTACCGTCTATCTTCCTGTTGGATAAGATAAGCAGTATTATAGATTTCAAATTCTTCTAGCGTGGTGCGTGATGCTTCTTCAAAAGTCATGTTATGTCTTGCAATAAGCAAGGCTATCGCTTCATCATAACCAAAATCTGAACCTTGATTTTCCCTTACTCGACTAGGTTCATAGCTTTTTTGAGTAGGGGCGATGCTTTTAACTCGTTCACAATTTCTTTAATAGTCTTGTCGTATTCGTCATTTAAAATCAAATCTTCAAGATATTTTTCGATAGCTTCGTTGCTTGGCTTGTGGTTTTCTGTGACTGTTCCAGCTTTGATAATATCTACAAATGCCATAGGGTCATTAAGTGCTTGTCCAGCGTTAAACAATGTCATTGCACCGTAGCCAGTTTTCATGCCTTCCAATTCAGCAGAATGTAGCTTGTTCATTTCTCGTAAGAATCCAAGTCCAAAGCGTAGTGTGTAGTCACGTTCTCCAATTTTTAAAATCATTTGTTTTTCTCCTTTTGAATAAAAAAATAAAGGGCAAATAAATTGCCCTTCTAAATACCACTATTTTAATTAAACTGCGACACCTTCGCCGTTTGTTTCTTTTTCAAGCGTGTGGTAGTTGTATTGTGCGCTTTCAACTGCTTGTTTTTGTGTTTCTGTTAGCTTGTCAGTATGCAAGATACCGTTTCCGTCAATAGCAATTTCGTATGACAATTCAACCTTGTCATCTGCTGGTGCTGACATCTCAAAGTTTTTGAAGTAACCTTGATAGTATTCCACGTCATACTTATCTTCACCGCCGACTTGTTTCTTGCTTTCAAGGTCAACAACCCAGCATTCGATTTTATCGCCAGCTTTGAACCATTTGCGCATTTCTTTCCACATATTTACTGTGTCACCGTCTTCACGATAAGCAAGCGATTTACATTCTCCGCTTGTTTCTCCGTCTGAAATTGAGTTTACAACTCCGTCTTTTGTCTTCGTGCTTTCTACGTTCTTTTCTGACTTGATACCCAATTCAGATTGGAAGCGTACTTTGCCCGCATCTTGTTTAGTACGGTCTTTATAGCGACGGAAAAAGGCAACTACGTCTTTTCCCAAAATCAATTCTGCCATTTATTATTTCTCCTTTTTGGTATAACTAAAAGTAATGTCCAGCACTACATGAAGTAAAGGCTGGACGTCTGTATTATCTGCAATAACTTGTTTATCTGTTGTTAAATGATTGAAATTATACTCATGCCCTTCTTTGAAATACTTAACTGTATTTTCTAAATAGGCTGAAACGTTGTCTATTTTGCTTCTATTCTTCCGTGTGCCGTAAATATGGACTGTTTGCCTTACTGTTCCGTACAAGTCATTGTTAGGCGTATCAGAGCCGTTATATTCTCCGATATAAACGAACGGATATTGTGCATCTGCATTGGGTAGATAATCGTAAGTATCTACTCTTAAATCAGAAAGAGCAAACAACTTCCTAAACAAATCGTGGTTTGGTGTCATTTAAATACTCCTTTCATAACATCCGTCATATCTTTTTGAAATTCGGGTAATATCTGCTCTAACATAGGTCTAAAGTGTGGTTTCCCAGCCATGAAACGAGTACCGTATTCTTGATAACCTGTATAAGATGCACTTCCTGTTATCCATGCTTCCATTCCGTGATATGTCACGTTGATATGATCTTTCAAAAATCCAGTATCTTTTGGTGCTAGTTCACGAGCAACTTTCTTTCCTTTTTCGCCTTTGTTTTTAACAACTTGTATAGATTGTTCTACGGCTTTAGGGTGTGCGTTATAAATCGTGCTTGTTAGCTTCTCTAAGCCGTGCCATTCTATATTTACGCCCATTTATACCTTGACCGTCCTTTTGAGCCGTACAGAGCATTTTGAAGCTTCTACGGTGTCAATCTGTTCATATCTGAACCCGTCATAGATTGCATACAAGAACGGTTCTTGTTCTTGCTGAAATCTGCATATCATGACGACATCCGAACGACTGCCGTATAATTCAAAAACCTTGGCTTTCTGAATGAAATTCACAAAACATGGTACAATTTCGGTCTGTTCAGCTTGGTTTTCGTAAGTGTCCGTTATTGGATTGTACTTTGCAACGCTTTTACCTCTAACAAGCGTTATTCTGTGAGGTGTCTTCATAGAAAGAATGCCTTTCCACGTTGACGTTGTGAACCGTCAAGACCAAAATCTTTATTCAAAATAGCCATGTAAGGCTTAAATAAGTTGTCGTAGTCTTGATAGGTTACTGAATAGCCGTCAACTGTTTCAGCAGAAACACTTTCTGAACCTTTACGGCCATAGAGTTTATAAACAACGTTCTCAATCATAAAATTATACTTACTTTCGATATATACCGAACCAGTAAGCGTTTTGAAGTAGCTTTTAGCATCTTCAACTAGATCATTTAACAAGTCATTTTCTTTTGTGTCGTTGGGGTCAATCCCCAACCTACGTTTAATCTTTGCAAGTTGGGTATTATCCATATTTATTCCCCTTTAGTTTTTGGTTTTGGTTCTTCTGTTGGTTCTTCGTCAGATGCGATAACCCCTTTTTTCAAAAGGTCTTTAATTCGTGCATCTGATACCGTCAAATCTTGTCTAGGATATGTTTCCCCAGCTTCGTAGAACCAACCATTATCTTTTGTGTCAATAATGTTAGTAGTTACGATATAAGCCATTTATTCCCCCTTATTAGACGTTTGAAGCGTCTGTAAGTTTAGCAAATGCGTTATCTTTAGTTACGGCTACTGCAATATCCATTGTGCAACGGATAGCAACCATTTCTTGTTCAAATAGGTTGATAGGCTCGTTATCTGCTCCCTTGATAGTAGAGATTTGACCTTCTTCTGAAATTTTGTAGTTGATGTTGTAAGGTACGCCGTAGATAAGATTGTCAAAGTCACCAGCAAGCAATTCACCTTTCTTGAATTGTTTAGACTTCATGTCAACGGTAGTAATGCCGTCAAGTTTGTTTGTGTCTTTGTCAAAAATTGTTTTCTTGTCAGCGTCACGAGCATCACGAAGAACTGAACGATTAGATACACGAGATACAAAAGCATTGATATCAATATCGTTGTCTAAAAGTTTGTCTTCAAGTTTTAAGATGTTTGCATAGTTCAAATCACCGCCTACAACGTTGTTAGCAGTTTTGGCCGCTTTAGCTACTGAATTTGCAAATGGTGTTTCATGCCCCAAAAGTCCCGCTTCGTCAATCTTAGTGTAAAATGCTTCGACGATTTGTGGTTTCATTTCTTCAAAGAATTTTTTCCAAGTGTAGTTAAGAACTTCACGAGAAGCAACAAGGATAATACCAAGTTTCTTAGCACGAAGTTGAACTGGTACGATTTCAGGTTTATCAGTTTTGATTTTTTCTGTTTCATTTACCCAGTAAGCTGAAACGCCGTCAGTTTGAACGTAAACAGTCTTTTCTTGTTTACCGTCCATTTCATGATATTTACCAAGTTGCATAACAAGTGAGTTTTTAGCAACTTCTTTCATGATAATATCAGTAAATTCTTTGTGTAGTGTACCGTCTTTCTTTTCTGATACCAATACTTTATCAGGTGTGAATGTTTGAATAGTCATTTATGTTTTCCCCTTTTAAATAATTCTTGAATTGCGGAAGATTTCTCCGCTTGATTGAGTTTTTGAACCACCAAAAGCCGTACTTACTGCGGGCGGTTCTGATTGTGTGTATTCAGATTTGATTTCACTAATAATGCTTTCAAAATCTGAAATAGCTTGAAGTGTGCCGTCTGCCGTGTCTTTCACGACAAAAGCAAGGACACGTTCATTTACAGGCAACTTACGACTTGATAGAGTTTTAATAGCTTCATCTGTCAATTCTCGCTTGGTCTGTTCTTTCTCAAGTCCAGCGATTTTTTCAAGTAACGATTGCTTTTCTGCTTCGGCTTCTTTTCTGCGGTATTCTTCAAGTTCTTTACCTGATAATTCCGTTTCTGCTTTGTATTTTTCCAAAGCTTTCGCAATAGCTTCTTGAGTAGATTGAGCGTGCTTTTTCTCTGCTTGATCAAGTCGTCTTTGCATTTCTGCGATTGATACCGTCTTTTCAGTTTCTGGTTTAGGATTGCTAGCTTGTTCCTCAACCGTAGTGTCCTGAACTTGTGTATCAACTGTATGTGTTTGTTCTTCTGCCATGTTTGGCTCCTTTCTCTACGCTTTTACGAGCAACCCCCTCGAACTCATGCAACTTTTAACGTCTTTAGCACGGTTTGGACAATAAAAAAAGAAGGTGAAATTTTAAATTTCATCTTCTTTGTTAAGTTTCAATAATCATAGTTGAACAAGCAGAAACGGAAATATTTTTTATTTCTAGTTCACAATTTAAAAAATCTACCGAATGTTCGCCATCCAGCCATTTTCCTTCCTGAGTTACATTGAAATAAGTTCCTTCATCCACAAATTCAGCAAGTTCTTTTACTTTCATTTTTTGATACCTATTTTAAATCCCTCTGCTATTGATCTTGCCATTTCTTCATGCGCCACTAACAAAGGGTGCTTTGGAATTATTTTATTCTTTATCTTACTTAATAACTTTAGCATTATTTTCCACCCATTTTTTGAAATCATCAAAAGTATTTATGTTTTTAAGAGATAAATAACTGTTGAGTTCATCAATTGCTTTATCAATAGAGGTATCATTGAAGCAATATCCATTTATAGATAAATCAAAAATTTCAATTCTGTTTTCTTTATCAACAATCCATAATTCCTCACCATGCCAAGCGCTCTGTGGATCATAACATTTCTTAGAATGTATCTCAAAACCGTTATTTTCAATCAATTCTATCAATTTTTTGTACTTATTCATCAGACTCTCCTTTTTGAGTACGAAAAAAGCACTTAGATTTTCTAAATGCTTTCTTTTTTTGTCATGTCAATAATTTCTTTTAAGGTTGGTTTAGTCTTTCTAATTCTATCCCATGCCCTCATTTTTAAGAACGTAGGTAGATATATACCGTTTATTTTCGGCATTTCTTTAGATAGATTGTAGATTTTTCTTATCTTATCTTTATTGTCCATTATATATTGGTTACGAGGTAAACAGTAGAAAATACCCTCACCAAAATAACTTAAATCTTCATCTGAAATCTCAATTAGTTCTTCAAGTCCGGCAAAAATGCTTCTGTTATATTCATCTTCCTTTTTAGAAAATACTCTTTTTATAAATTCTTTACTAAATCCCATTTTCTAGCACCTCCAAACCATAAACAAGTAATCCGTCTTCGGTTTCTGTCTTAGAAATAACGTTATATTTCAAATTGGGTTTCATCAGATATTCTTTTTCGGGGTTGTAGTCAGACAATTCAGCAATGTAAGCGCCTGTTTTCTGTCCTTTCTTAACGGTAACTTCAAACAGAATATTTGCGCCGTCGCCGTCACGAGCAAACTCTCTAGCATAACCCTCATTTAAAGTAAATGATGTAAACGACTTGTCCAAAGAAAGTTTTTGGCCAACTTTTAGATCCATATAACCTAAATCTTCGCCTAAAGCTGAAACAGAACCCGTACCCCTGTATGCTTTAAAAGTTTTTTCAGGCGCAAAATCTGACAAAGCTTTTTCAAGTATAGGGATTTTGTTTTTTGTTTTCCTGACTTCTTCCAACGCATATTCTAAGCCGGCTTTGCCATGTTCATCTAGCCAAAATTCTTTCTCAAGTTCAAGCGCTTTATCAAGTCCAAAACGTTTAATATTGTTGAAGTTGTGATAATCGCTTGTCGTGTAAGAATAGATTGCGTGTTTTTCTTCCTCTTTAAGTCCATTATACCACTTTTGATATGATTTTTGTTTATTAAAGAAAGCATCAATATCGTCTGAGTCTTGCGCTTCAAAAACTTCATCATCTTCAAATGGCAATAATTTTTGTTCTTCTCCAGTGTTTGCTTTTGTCAAGGAAGATTTTTTGTTGTTTTTTCCAGATTGTTGAAGAATTATATCATCTTCTTTTTCATTCCAAGAATTAAACTCGTCTAGCGTACTTCTTCCGTCTTTGTACGTCATTTCAATATGCCCATACGCTGAACACCTACAATTAGGATGCATCGGGAACATATTTACGCCTTTTTCTACCTTGTCAATCGGTACTGCCTTATTATCTAACGGCCCACAAATGTCACAAGCGCCACTTTCAGCTACAAAAATCATGTGAGTAAAGCCATTATCTTTCAGCATAGCGTGGTCTGTGTCTGAGTTTATCCTTGCTATCTCGGTTTTAATCAACCGTTTAGCGTTATACTCACTTGTGCCGTACTTGTTAGCAAGTAATTTCATTTCTTTTTGGTAACCGTTCATATCTGTATAGATACGGTTCAAAGATGCGAATACATCCCTTTGAAGCAGTGGTTGAAGTCCAGTTTTACCCCAAACACGACTAGAAAAACTCTGTCCGTAGAAATCAGCGTTTAAAACCGCTTCTAAGCGCTTAGTTGCTCCTTTGGAAGAAATACCCAAGATACCCGCTTGTCGCTTAAATTCAGCTAAATATTCGCTTCTACGAGCATTGTCAAAGACTTCTTCAAGGTTACTTGTCAAACTGTTGATTTCAAGTCCTAACTCAGCTTTTAAAAGTTCCAAGCGACTGACTTTCATCTTCAAGTTGTAAACTCGTAACCAAGAATTAGTTTTATGACTGAAATCTTTCTCTTTAACGGCTTTTCTTGCCTTGTCTGCAAACTTCGTAACATCAAATTCTGAAGCACGTTTCATAGCTTCTTGCTTCGTTAAACCCTCACGTCCAGCATAACCAAGATAAAACTTGTCTATCTGCGCTTGTAAGCGATCATAACTCTCTTGATACAACTGTGTTATTAGTCTATCACGGTCTAAATCACGCTTGATTAGTTCAGCTTGCGCCTTACGTTCTGCGTTATATAAACGGTTATCAGCTTTCTTGCTCATTCACGCCACCTACTAACTGCATGATTTCATTATCACTTGCTCCGCTTTCTTTCAAAATGCGTGACTGCTCTGTCTTGTAGTCTGTGAAACTTGCATTGTTCATGAGTGTTTCTTGGGATACTACACCGCCAGCTTCGATATACGCTTTAATTTCATTCCATACGTCTTGTGGAATGTTTGGATGGAACGTAAAGGTCAGTTTGCTAGCTTCGATTGAAGGCTTATTAATAGCCTTATGAATGTTGCTGATTAGTTCATATCTTCTACGCAAAGCCTTAGTAAAGTATGTTTCTTTATTCTTTCTGACTTGCTCAAGTCCAATCATTTTATAAAGCAATGCAATGCCTGATGATGTAGCGTTAAATCTATCATCTTCAAGGTTAGGAATACGGCTAAATCTGTGAATATCGTTCGCTAGTCTATTCTTGTATGCTTCCGTGCCGTTAACGTCATACTGTTTATAAATATATCCAGCATCTGCGCTTGTCTGTTGACCGTTTGCACTAATTCCAGTCTGTAAAAGTAGCGTGTTAGCATCTTTCATTTTGGCAATATCACTTGCTGATAAACCTAGCGCATCAAGGTCACCCTTGATAAGAAGCATTGCATCATTCAAGTCTGACATATAATTGGCTGTGTCTGATTGTCCAGCATCATAGGCATCTATCAAAGAGATTTCACTTTCAAAGTCACCCATTCGATAACGGTTATTCCACCATTCGACAACTGGAACATCTCTATATTCGTGTTTTGTGGTTGTATCGACAATCAAGCGTACTGCATTTTTTGTATAAGGTTTATAAGTGATAGTTTGGTCTTTAGTATAGACTGTCATATTCACTTTATCAGCAAATACTGGAAGATGCACGGCTAAAATGATATTTTGTTCTACTGTTAAATCACGAACAACAAACATTTCAAGCGGGTTAATCAATACCACTCTGTCCGCCCCGTCTTTATCTCTAAAATGATACTCAAAAGCACGACCATAGATTGAAGCATCAAGGGCTAAATCTCCGTTTAATGCGTTAATGTCATTGTTCCACTCAATTTCTCGAATAGCCTCTAATTGCTTTTCGTCCGCTCCCTCAAGAATACCGATTGAAACGGGATTGCCAATAACATAGTTAGTAGCAAAACTGGAAATGTACCCGCCCCATTTGTGACGTACTCGGTAATCTGCTTTCTCGTTGTCTAGTCGTCTGTGCCCTGACAAGATACTGTAATTGTCGCCTTTAGCATAAGAGGATAACACTTTCAAGCGCTTTTGTTGGCTACTAAAAAATGTTTCAATCATGCCCCTAAAGACTTTTTTGCCGTTATCCGTATTCAGCAACTCATCACTTGAAGCATATCTGAATTGCTCGTTTGAAATACTGCCAAAGTATAGACTGTCAGACCTTGATTTATTTACTGTGTCTATACCATGCTCAAATTCGTTTACTTTGTCCACTCTCTACCTCCTGAACATTTTATTGATTTTACTAATCGTTCTATCAACGTCAATTTCTTTCTTAGCTTGATAAATCCTATCTTGCAATGCGTAGCGTATAGCATCTATGCAGTGATTATAGCTATCTACTGGTTCGTTGATATACTCGTTCGTTTTTCTATCTTTCTTCCAAGTGTAGTTTTCTAGTTCTTCAATCAACTTCACACATCTTTCATCTACTATCCATTCATACTGTAACAAGTATTGTATGCCTTGCATGACTGAACCAGCGCCTTTCTGAACGTCAATAACTCGTGGAATACCAAGATTTCTTAATTCCTGATTTGATTTCTTTTCAGCACTATCAGCCCGTATCTGCTCTTTAGCATATCCAAGAGCCTTGATAGCTTCCGCTATCTTGTCATTTGTCAAACCTTTTCTTACAAACTCATCAACAACATATAAGCGCTTGTTTTCGTCGTCTATTCTTACATGAAGCAAGGCTGACGGGTCATTGATAAAACCGTAGTCAAGTCCAAAATAAGCGGGTAAATGCTCCCACTCGCTTTTGTTCAGTAATCGTTTCTCATACTTAGGAAAGACTAGCTTGTCAAGCGTTGCAAACTCTCCTAAAGCGTAGATTTTATAATACGCTTCATTCCTGTTGGCTAGTTCTTCGATATTCTCGATTGTTACTTGATCTAAAAAGCGATTATCTTTATATGACGTATGATAAACAACTGTATTTTTTGGCTTCTTCACAAAAAAAGCATTGTAAGTCCAGTTTACTTTCGATACAGGGTTAAACATTAAGAATATTTGTTTATTCAAATGTTTCTTGTCCCGCAAACGCAAAGTCAACTGCGTGTAATCATCTAGTGTAAACTCTGACGCTTCTTCCATGACGACATCTGACACGCCTTTGATAGACTTGATTTTTTCGGGGTTGTCTAACCCTTTAAAAATAAATTGTGCGCCGTTTGGTAGTTCTATCCGATATGCTGAATTGTTGACCTTGCACTTATCTAATAATTGCCAACTGTCCAAGCATTGCTTCACATCTTCAAAGATTGAATCATGAACCGTAGCGCCTACTTTTCTAAGAAATAAAACCTTGCGAGGATGCTTCCAATCTTGGCAAGACTTAAAAACAACCTTTTGTATCACGCCATGGCTTTTACCGCTAGAAGCACCGCCATAGTGAACCTCAGTAAACGTTGAATAGTCGTATAGCTTATCATAGATATGTTTGTTAAAAACACGGCTCGGATAGTCAATAATGATATTGATTTTAGGCTTATTCTTCGTTATCATCCCAATCGCCTACTTTAATATCAATAGTTTTTTGTGTGATTTCTTGCCTATCCACAAACAAGCCATAACGTTTTCCAAGATCAACTGCGGCGCTCTTTCTTGTTGATACGTTCGGTTTAGCATCCATAACTTTTTGATAACCGTCCCCGTCAAGTACCAATAAAGGCTCTGTAATTTCTCCACGCATGACTGCCGTTAAAAATTCAAGCACTTCTTGTTGGTCTGCGACACGTTCGGACTTTAACTTTTCTAGTTGCTCGTCTATATAAGCTTTTACGTTAGCTTTTGCAAGCAATCTACTTCCATTCGCTCTTGCGACATCATCTTTCTTGACATTCGGATAGGCTTTCTTATAAGCCTGTGTAGCATTTAAACAAATGATGTACTCGTCAGCGAATACTTTTTGTTTTTCAGTCATTCCCACTTTCCACCACCTCATTTCTACAAACAAAAAAGCCAGCTAAAAGCTGACAAATGGAGTAACTAAACAAAAACGGTGTTAGGAAGTTTAGAGATATATAAACTATAAAATTAAAAAACGCAAAGGAAAATCAACAATGAATACTTTCCCAACACCGAAAAATATATAGGAGTCTATCAGTCATGCTTACCGCTTTGCTGATACTAACATAATATCACTTTAAAACTATCAAATACTATCGTTGTTATCAAAGATTTTAGATATGTTTGCAACTGCCCTATCTCTAGCACGTTGGATAGTTGCGGGACTACAATTTAATTCTCTTTCTGTTTCACTCCAGCTTAGACCGTTGATATACAATAAGCGCATCACAATGTTTTCAATCGGGTCTTCTAATGATTCAATCGCTTGTGTCAAATCCTCTTGTTCTTTTCGCTCATGATCTATCTGCTTGTATAACTCGTCTATCTTATCCGTGATTTTTATATTTAAATCTTCTGTGCGATTATCATTGCTTGGAGTTTTAGGCATCCCGTCAAATGACTGCCCTTTTACAATACCCGTTCTTAAATCTTGTATCTCTCTATGAATTGACCGTATTTTGATGTTTTTAATTTTTAATTTTTTAAGTTTTCTTTGTAATTGCAATTCACTCTCCTATCAAAATATTTAGTGGAACTCCGAAGAAGTCAGCGACATCTTCCACTTTGTATAGGGTTGGATTTGTTTTCTTATTCTCCCAATACGATATACTTGCGATTGAGTAACCTAACTTATCACCTAATTCTGTAATTGTCAAACCCCTATCTTCTCTTAAGTGTTTTAACATGAAAGCAAATCGTTGTCTTTGTTTATCATTTAATCTTTGCTCGTAGTCCATCTTTTAAGTCCTCGCTTTTCACAAATGAACCGTTGACCATTTTCCCTTTTCGGTTCTTGATTTCGTTATAAGCTAGTTCAAAGCATTCAGCAATAGACCAGCCTTTCTGTTGACAATAGATAGTCAGCACTACCAAAATATCACCTACCGCATCTTTACCATCTTTCTCACGTTCTTTTAAATGCGCTTGTGCAAGTTCGCCCGCTTCTTCAAATAATTTCAACGCTTGCGCTGTGCTATTATCAGGATTATCCAATCCTCGTTCTTTCGCCCATTGCTCGACTCTGTGCGCTAGTAATTCCATATTTGTTGTCATAATTTCTCTTTTCTATTTGTTATACAAGGTTACATTGCTTGAGTGAGTGTAATATACCTCTCCATTTTCAAAAGTAACTCGAACGCTGTCTTGTCGTTCATATTTTGCCCATTGCGCAACCTTACCTTCGACAATTTGCCCGTCAACTAATTTTACTTTTGCATATTTGAAAGTAAAGGTTGTACCTAAAATATCCTTATTTCCACATCCTACAAGACTAACAAAAGACAAACTAATTAAAATTGTAGCGAATAATTTTTTCATCATATTTCTACCTCATTCCCAATTTCTGTATTGTTGTATTTTTCTTCACTCACCACAAACACATTCCCGCTAACCGTGATAGTAAACAAACTTCCGATTTTTTTCTTTTCCTCAACCTTGCCAGTAATCTGATACTTACTATCAGCGTGATAGATTAGCAAGGGTTTCTGTGCTTCACGTTGCATGAATAACAAGCAAGTAGTTAATAGGCAATAGCCAATTAAGAAGTGTTTCAATCTGTGACCTCCTCAAATTTCATAAATGTCATCCAATGAGTCGTCCCACGTTGTTGTCCAAACAATGGTTTGAAAGGTATAGCTTTAAGCACTTCTTTGACGTTTATTTGACAATCAGACCATTTAAAGACTAGTGTGCCCCCAACTTTTAGAACCCTCATACATTCTTCAAAACCCTTGGCCAAATCTTCCGACCAGGTAACTTTGTCTAACTGTCCATACTGTGCTTTCATTATCGAATTAGGTCCAGTCCATTTTAGATGTGGTGGATCAAACACAACTAGATTAAATGTGTTGTCTTCAAAAGGCATGTCACGAAAATCACCGATAACGTCAGGATTTACATTGACCTTTTTGTTATGTATTTCAAATGTTTCTTGTCTAATATCCATGAATGTAGTATGTTCTTCGTTTTTATCGAACCAAAACATCCGACTTCCACAACAAGCGTCTAGTATTCTGATTTTATCCATCACTCCACCTCAAAATTCAAAATTCTTAGAGTTTCCTCGTAGCTTAGATTGACTTTAAAATTTACTTCCTCATACGCTCCAAAAATTTTATAAACTCTGAAATAAATGATAGTTGTATTATCATGATTTTTGACAACTGAAAAAATGTGTTTGAGCATATCTTTTCTGATGGCTATGTTTGGAAATACCACAAGTTCTGGATTTTCTTCTTGAGTTGTTTTCTTTGTTTTTGCAACTCCTGAATACGGATATTTTTCAGGTTTCATTTGTATACTCCTTAAAAAATGATTTTATCTTTTAGTTTTCCTTTTGCTGATTAGTTCAATTAAACACCCTAAAAGAAAGACCAACACTCCAAAAATGAAAGAATGTGCTAACAAAATTGGTATTAAATAAGGTTTGATTGGGAAAATTGAAAATACCCATGTAAAATACCATTCAATAAGCCAGCAAAAAGTAAGGAAAACGACTGCGACTGTTGATAACATCAATGTTAATGCTCCGATACCTTTTATAAAGTCACTCATCTTTCACCTCCAAAAGCTCTGGATTTTCGTAGATGTTGCCCATGACTTCAAAGTTATAATAAGCTAGAAATAGTGGGTCCCATTCTGAAACCCTTTCTAGCAGTCCGTCTACAAATCTGTAAATAAAACTTGCGTAAGAACCGTGCCATTTGACAACTGCTTCTCTGCCTTTGTAATCGACTATATCCCCCTCAAAGATTTCCTTACCGTTCTTATCTTTCAGTCCTGTTGATTGCATGAGTTCGATTTCGTCGGCTTTGCGTACAAACGTAATATAATCTCCGATAATATCAAGTTCTCCGTTAAACCAATGAATTTCATCAACATCAATCATTTCTTTGTCGTTTTTTAGCCACGCTCTAAATTTTGGAATCATTCTTCCACCTCCTCAATCTCAATCCCCTCACAATCGAATACCCAGCCGAAGCCAGCTTCTTCTAATTGTTTTCGGGTGTGGTATATTGTTCTTTCAATGGAATATTCCTCTAATCCAAAATACCAGCGTTCAACAACCCTATCATATTTAAGGTATTCTGTTCCTTTTTGGATATTTTTAAACTTAACTGTATACCACTTCTCTTTCTCGACTGTGTAGCCATTCACCCAAGCTTCTGCAAAGGTATTCACATTCTTTAATTCTAGCCAATCTTTTACTTTCACATTCGGAGCCATTTCGATTGCACCTCTGATGTTGTAGGTTGCTTTTTTTGCTACCTCAATCCAATCCGCCACAAACTGCGGTACTACGACTTTTTTGGGTTCGTCTAGTTGTCTGACTAGACCTAAAACTAAATGTTTATCAATCTTTGGTCTGATAAAGCCAGTATTATTTGGCATAGCTTCGATTTTCTCAATCAATTCTTTTTTATTCATCTTCCAACTCCTTTAATTGTTTTTTCATCTTCTTCAACTGCTTTTTCAAATACTCTCTGTGAGCAGTCCTATTCTGTGCAACCGACTTCTCACAAGGTTGTGAGTATTCCAAAATATCAGCTTCTGTCTTTTTGATTGAATGTTTTAGCGTTTCAATCATTTGTTTCTTGATGCTCATTAAATACCTCTAGTAATTCTTCATTAATTTCTTCAATTCCGTATGGCTCGAAAGCGTGAAAGTAAAAGCCTTGCTTGTCTATTTCTCCACGTTCTCCAGTCGCATATCTCAAAAATAGCAATTCATGACAAGCTGGACATTGCCTTTTATTTTGCGTAGGAAACGCTCTAACCGTTCCACTAAATCCACAATAAGCGCAGTCTAGCTTAACTTTCACTCGTTCGCTTTTATCCATTCAATGATCTCCAATTCAATTCTGTATTTTTTGTTTCCTGACTCTCCACCGTGTCTAAAATCCATTGACTTGATAACGTGATAGTTATCATCTGTCCAAAACTTCGCATCTGTCAAGCCGTCTAATAGCGCTTTGCTCGTTGGCGACCAGTTCGGCGGGTCATATATGCGATTAGTCGGGGCGAATACCCAAACTATCACTTTACAAGGCTTATTCTCGTTAAACGGTAAGCCAAAGTAATCTAATAAAGTGTTTCGCCCTTCATAATGCGCTAGTTGTCTTAAAAACTTTGTGATTTTAGCTTTTTTCTGAAAGTGTAATCTGTCATTCGCTGAAATCATCTGCTTTCTGTCAAGTTCAAATTTTAAAATTAGTTTTTCCATGATCTAACCTTATTCTTAGAACGGCAAATCATCATCTGAAATATCAAGCGGATTTGTGTTCTCGCTTCGTGAAAAATCAGGCGTTTCTTGTTGTGCTTGTCGTTGTTGCCCTTGGCTCTGACCTTGACTGTTGCGACTTTCTAAAAGCTGGAATTGTTCAGCTACAACCTCGGTAACATAAACCCGTTGCCCTTGCTGGTTATCATAGCTTCGTGTCTGAATACGTCCAGTAATTCCAATCAATGCGCCTTTTTTCGCCCAGTTAGCAAGGTTTTCAGCTTGTTGTCGCCACATAACGCAGTTAATGAAATCAGCTTCACGATCGCCATTTTCGTTTTTAAAAGTTCTATTGACTGCAAGGGTAAATGTAGCAACGGCTACATTTGACGGGGTATAGCGCAGTTCTGCGTCTTTAGTAAGACGGCCAACGAGTGATACATTGTTTAACATTTTTTAATTTCCTTTCAATTTATTCAAAAGCATATCTGCTTGTTCTACTTGTGACTCTTTAATTTGTTTGTAGTCTGCAACGCCTAAATGTTGCAAGAACCATTTCACAATAGAGCCGTCTTCTTTGTTCTTTTCGGTTGAAATCTTAGCAATTTCTTTCAAATAGTAATTTGCTTTTTCTACTGAGATAACGGGTTCATCTTGTTTTTTTGTTTTAGCTGGTGCTTGCTTTTTTGTTTGCGTTGCTTCATTCCCGTCATCATCTTGGTCACTTGTTATCCCAAAAATAGCTGATAATGCGTAGCGTTTAGCGTAAGTAATAGCTGACCCGATTGATTGCGGGTCATTTTTAACTGGTTTCATCTTGATTGGATCATATTCAATCCATTCTCCTGACTCATGCATCACTAGAGTTCCGACTGTTACATTCCCTAATTCATCACTTGACGGGAATTGTGTAAATGATAAGCCGTTCTTACTTGCTGACTCTGTGATAGCTTCTACCACATTTTCAAGCGGGACATACTTACTTTTAAAAAATGGATTGTTTGCATCTTTTAAAGGTTGCTTCATTTCTTTTTGTGTTTTAGCAAAAGCCTTGCTAAACTCTGTTAGTGTTTCTGATTTTTTCATATTTTGACTCCTATCTGATACTCAAATTCTTACGTTCTACCAATTCAGCGCCCAAAATTTCAAGGCCATTTTTCAAATCTTCTTTCAAGCGTTTCTTATCAGGCTTATAAGTAGCTACTTTGTACGCTTCGGGTAATAACAAGTCATCCACTTCCACGGCTTCGGATTTTCTAAACGATACTTTAAAAAGTGGTGTGTCAACTCGTTCATGTCCAGTAAGTGCCATGCTATCTTTTAACGCTTCTTTTAAGCGTTCGTTTTTGCGTTCGTCCGCTCGGTTAAGTTCAGTTAGTCGCTTGATCTCGTTTTTGCGTGCTTCAATGTCTGCTTCAGTATTCTTGATAACCTTGATATAGTTTTCTACTTTATTCTCGTAGTCTGTCTGCCAGTCAATGCTATCAAGCGTATCTAGTTTTGTTTCTTCGTCTAATTCCATGTTGTAAATATCAAGGAATTGTCCAGTTAATTCGTATAATGTCGCCATGTTTTTTTGCCCCTTTTATGCGCTCCAGTATTTTTTCAAGTCAACGGCCATGACCGTCGCAAGATTTTTTTGTTCAGTTCTGATTTGTTGCTTATACGGTGCAAGTCCAGCTTGTCGCTCATCTTCATTGCGTGGTAAATAATACCCGCTTGGTTGCGTTTTCTTCGCAACGATTGGATGTTTAAAATTCACTCGTAAACTCTCAATCACTTCTTCAAGACTTCGTTTTGTTAGTCCTGTTTCTTGTCTAATTTTTTCAGCTTTGATTGGTTTTTCAAAACTTGCTCTATTCGTGATAAGGTTTAATACTTTAATTTCTGTTTTGTTCAATTCTCTACCAGTCATACGCTCTACCTAAAAATGTCCTTTCTAATTCTTCGCTTAAACATTCTTCACATTCAATAGGTGCATAGCTACCTATATAGTCAAATTCATGTCCACATTCAAAGCATCTACATTCCCATTCATACATTCTATTGCTCCTTTGGTTGTGGTAATGCTAGCAAGTCTTGTCGCAATCCTACGGGCGCTTGTGTATCAAACGTGAATTTTCTGTCGCAATTACGAATGTTTTGGCGTGCGATAGTGTAGAAATCTTCTTGTTCCTCTGCTTCCTCTACTTGTTTTTCTTCTTTAGCAGTCAATACCATAATCGTAAATAAGATGATGAATATAACTGCAATTCCTAGTAATTGTTCTGTGATGCTTGGTTCTGCCATGTTAATTTTCCTTTTCTAATTGTGAAATCTTATTTAAAAGTTTTTCTAATTCTTCTTTACCACTGATATAACCGACTACATCATTTGTAATTTTTGTATCGTAGGTAAGATTCCATTCTTCAGTTTTTTTGTTATATTTTAATACGGCTAACTCTAGTCCGTAAGAATACTCGTGATGGATAACACTTGCACCGTAACCGTTTTTAAAATGGTATTCATGCCTTGGAAATGTACCGAAAGATGATTTAGTTTCTTCAAAACTTTCGCATTCAATGTCAATTTTTGGTATAAAGTATTTCATGTTAAACTCCTAATAATTTTTCTAAGTCAGCAATGCGCTGATACAAGATTTTGTTTTTTTGTCGTTCTTCAATCAATTCACGGTTCAAGTCTAATGCGACTAATCGCCAATCTTGATTGACTTCAATTTTTGTTGTTTTAAAAAACCATTTTGTGATTTTATCTAATAGCTTCATGCGATACCCTCACGATCTAGTAAATTATTTAAAATCCCGTCCAGCACGTTATAAAAATGATGTCCGTTTGGTACAATAATTTCTTCATCTTGTTCAAGTTTTCGTCCGAAAGCGTATATATTTACTTTCATTTTTTCTTTCCTCGTGTTATAATTTAAGTAGTAATTTTAGTATGCGCCTTTCCCCAAAGGTGCATTTTTTATTTTGCGAACTGATAAACGCTACCGTTCATTGAATAGTAAGCCATTTCTTGCAGTTTGTGAGTGAAACGCTCGTCTGTTGTAATCAGTAAGCGTTCTTTCAGTAGTGTAGATAGTTGATAGTGGTTTTTCTCGAACTCTGCTATCAACTTTTTTCTTTCTTCTGTCAAAATGGCAATGTCCTCCTATCTTCCGAATTATCAGGATATTTAAAAGTCAAATCCTTTGCCCCTTTTGCTACCCGACTAACTAGACTAGAGTCAAAAACTTGTTTCATATTTTGCCCTGTCAAATTAGTAGTGATGATTGTCTTATCTCTAGCATCTAACAAGTTATAAAGAAAGTCTTTTTTCCATTGTGCGTGATCGCCTTTACCAAAATCGTCCAAAACTAGATAATCAACTTTTTTTAGTAGTTCCAACCATTCGTCCGTTGTCCGTGCATCTGTCCGACTAAATCCACTTTGGATTTTCTGAAACATTGTAGGCACGTTCATAAAAAGCACGCTTTTAGGATTGTTGTTAGCTTTAAAGTCAATGTTTAACTTTTTAGCTATCGCAGTAGCTAAATGAGTTTTTCCAACTCCAGCTTGCCCAAGAATAATTGCGTTCCCTTTGCCGTCTTTAAAATAATGTCTTGCTACTCTCAAAGCGTAGTTTTTCGCTTTCTCGTCAATTTCGTTATTGACTGTGAACGTGTTAAAATTAGCATCTTTCATATCGCTTGGCATAATGCTATTTCTTTCTAGCACTCCGAAAGTATTTGAAAGAATAGATGTGATATAGGCTTCTCCGATTTTCTTCGCTTGCTCCCTTGCCATAGCTTCACGCTGACACTCAGGGCAAAAGGTAGGCTGATAAGGTGTTTTCCGTCCTTTAGCCTTGACTGGATGCTTGAACGTCCACATATAGCAAGAATGTCTCTTGCATATCTCATTTTCGTTGACATAGTATATTGGATCTAAACTTAATTTTTCCATTCAACCGCCTTTCTAAAAAGGTAACTCGCCTTGATATTCATGCTCAATTGCGTTTCCAGTAAATCTAGTTTTAGAAGTTGAGTTTTTAGAACTCTGTCTTTCTTCTTCATGTTCGTCCACTTGTTCAAGTGAAGTAAACCCTTTTTCTTTCCACTTCTCCAAAATTGCTTTTAGATAGTTAAAGCTAGGTTGATGAACTCCCGAAGTGATTTCGATAGCACGGTTCAGCATATCAAAACTCATTCCGTCAATTCCTACATAGTCAAGTAGTTGTTGATGTTGTTTTTCGTTGATACGAATACCACTACTTTTTAGATTTTCAGCTAGACTTGGACTGATAGTTTTTTTATTATTATTATTATTATCTTTATATATATCTATATCTATATCTATCTCTCCGTTGCGTTTTGTTGCGTTGGTGTTGCATTGCAACGCTTTTTTAGACTCTCGATACTTGCGAGCCCTACGGGTGCTTGCAGTTTCACTACCTATCATTTCAGGAACTTGTTCTAAATTATATTGATATTTATCTGAAGTTGTAAGTAATTTTTTTTGTTCTAAAAATATTAAAGCCATTCTGACCGCTTCAGCATCTTCATCAATAAGTAGAGATAATTCTTCTGCTAAATCTTCAGCAAGTCCCTCGAAGAATATCTTTCCTTCGTCAGCTAAACTAACAAGCATGATTTTCAGATAGATGATAGTGATTTCTTCTCCGCCGGGAAGTTTTCTCATCAATTTCATTTCTTTGGTTTTGAAAAAATCCTCTTTAAGTTGTAGCCAATAATATCTTCTATTTGCTCTTGTTATTTTTATCATCTCCTTTCTATTTGTCGCACTTATGCGACTATATCGCTAAAAAAAATGGACATAGCTTCATCTTTTGAAAGATTGAGCGTTGATACAATCAAGTTCACTTCTTTAATTGAGAAGTTGCCATTTTGTTTCATCTTGCGGTAAAACGTGCTTTTGTCAATACCAATCTTGTTAGCAAGTTCTTCTTGCGTGGTATTGCGTTCAACAATTTTACCTTTTAATTTTGAAACATCTACCATATATTCCCCTTTCTATTTGTCGCACTTATGCGACTTGTTGTATTAAGTATAACACCTTGAAAAGTAAATGTCAACAAAAAAATCGCATTTTTGAAACTTTTTTTATTGCATTTTTGGAACTAAAAGTGTACAATTAAAGTGTAATATATAGGAGGAAAAAATCATGAACGTTGGAGAAAAAATAAAATTAAGGAGAAAAGAATTAAAAATCTCTGCTGATGATTTAGCTGATTATGTAGGTGTATCACGATCTACTATTTTTCGTTATGAAAAAGGCGATATAGAAAAAGTAGGCCCCGAAGTTTTGAAAAAGATTGCTGATAAGTTGCGCATTTCTCCCGCTGAACTTATGGGTTGGAGTGATGAAACTTCGGTAGAACCAAAAACATATACAGATTTAGACCTACGCAAAATGGCTGAAAATGCTAAAACATTTGACGGTAAACCGTTAAATGAAGAAGACATTGAAGCTATCCAGAATATTATAGAAATATACTTGAGCGGTAGAAAATGAGCATCAATGAAATTTGCGAAAAATACGGGGTGCGTGTTGAATACTTTGATAAAGACTTATGGAATAGGAACGGCATCTATATTGATGAAATCAAAGTAGTCTTTGTAAGTAAAGATTTAGCACCCGAAAAGCAAAAGCAAGTTATACTTCATGAGTTAGGACATATAGAACATACTAAGGAAGAATATAAAAATACTCTTATTAGATGTGAGAATGAAGCTAACAGAAATATGATCCATCATCTTTTGGTGGATGCTTTAGGTGAGTTAGACGACCCAAAAGAATTTGATTATCTCAAATTCATGGAATATTACAATTTAAAAACCACGACTGATGAAGTCATGGTCATGGAAGAATACCAAGCATTGCTTGATTGAAAATGTTATTTATTAAATGGATTTAAAATCCAAGAAAAAAGGAGAAAATAAATGGAAATTTTAAAAAATATTTTAACGTTAATATTTTTAGGCTCAGCGTTTGGCATTTGGTATTTTATCAAGAAAAACCCAAACAAAAAATATAGAAATATTTCAATCGCTGTTCTGATAGGTTCTATCTTTATTATTGGGGCATTCCCTAAAGATGATACAACAAAAACTGAAACCACAAAACCAGCTACAACACAAGCAGTCACATCATCTGAAAGTACAGAAAGTACAGAAAACACAAAAGAAGAAAAAACTAGTGAAACAAAAAGTGAAACAACTACTACCCAAGAAATAAAAAATGATGGCCCTAAATATACAGAAGCATCTAATACAGAATTCGCTACTCATTTGACTACTGAGATCAATAATCAGTTAGCAAATACAGGCTATCAGGTTTTAACTAAACCAGTTGGAAATAGTTTAATTTACTTGTATCTTCCTCAAGAAGCTAAATATTATTCTAAAGTAGAAATTCAACAAATTGCTGACAAAATATACCAAATTAAAGAAAGCACTTTTAAAGATTGGGCGATAGAAAACGGCTATGATTTAGGTTCAACTCACTCTCCTAAGTTATTTGTGAAAGTAGAAGATGATACAACTATTGCAGAAGAAAGTGGTATCTTGAAAAAATCAATGAAAGTCAAAGTAAATAATTAATAAAAAAATCCCACGCTCTGAAAGTTTGGCGACTGCGAGCGTGAGATTATCATGTATAAAAAACAACCATTAAAAAGGGCGTTTTCTTATACTCTATTTTATCAAAAATAGGGGGTAAAAACAATGAAAAACACAAACAAAGTAGCTATATATGTTCGTGTTTCTACTGCTATACAAGCTGAGGAAGGCTATTCAATAGACGAGCAGAAAGACAAATTAGAAGCCTATTGTAAAATTAAAGACTGGAAAATATACGACACTTATATAGACGGCGGTTTTTCAGGTTCAAACACAAAGCGCCCCGAACTTGAGCGCTTGATAGATGATACAAAAAGAAAAAGATTTGATATTGTGTTAGTTTATAAGTTAGACCGATTAAGTCGCAGTCAGAAAGATACGCTATTTTTAATTGAAGATGTATTTTTGAAAAATGACGTTGCTTTTATCAGTTTACAAGAAAATTTTGATACATCTACCCCTTTTGGAAAGGCTTCTATTGGTATGCTTTCGGTATTCGCTCAATTAGAGCGTGAGCAGATAAAAGAAAGAATGATTTTAGGCAAGGAAGGACGAGCCAAAAAGGGAAAAACTATGGCATGGACGACTATTCCTTATGGTTATGACTACTCAAAAGAAACGGGTATCTTATCCGTAAATCCAACTCAAGCGCTTATTGTCAAACGTATCTACGAGGAATACTTAAACGGAAAATCAGTCATCAAAATCATCAAAGACTTAAACGAAGAAGGTCATATTGGACGAAAAAGGCCTTGGGGCGAAACAATCACAAAGTATTTACTTAAAAATGAAACATATCTTGGCATCGTGAAATATAGAGGGCAGAAATATGACGGTCAGCATGAACCGATTATCTCTCAAGAATTATTTGACTTTGTGCAATTAGAACTTAAAAGAAGGCAAATAGATGCACTTGATAGAAATAACAATCCACGGCCATTTCAGGCAAAATATATGCTATCAGGTTTGCTAAAATGCGGTTATTGTGGTAATTCATTAGGCTTATACGTTACTTCAAAAAATCGAAAAGGTAAAGCGTATCAACGCTATCAATGTAGATATAGGTATCATAAGGACAAATCGAAAAGATGCAAGTCAAAATGGTATGATAAAACTGAGTTAGAACAAAAGGTTATTGAACAACTTTCAAAAATTAAGTTAGAACCACAATATCGCAAAGAAACACTTGCAAAAAATGATGAAACAATGAAAGTTGAAGAAATCAAAGAACAACTGAAAAAGCTAAATAATAGGCTCGAAAAGCTGACTGAATTATACTTAGATGAAATCATAACAAGAAATGAACTAAATGCTAAAAATGAAAAGCTAAAAACTGAAAAAGCGTTTTTAGAAGAACAACTTAAAAGTAAAAAGAAAAATACAATCAATTTACGTCAACGCAAACTTGCTAGACTTTTAAAAGATTTTCAACCCGAAAAATTAAGCTATGAAGATGCTTCAAAAATTGTAAAATCTGTCATAAAAGAAATTGTTGTCACGAAAGATGAAATGAATATAACGCTAGACTTTTAA